TGTTGTCTGTGCTACTTTGTGAGCATACTTAAAGTTCGTGTGAGCAGATATCGGGCTTGCATGTAATCCAACTTGAATTCCATTAGCAAATACAGTGCTAGCACCACGCATGATGGTACCATTACACTGATTCATATCTCCTACACGACTTAATTGTGGCATATTATCCTAATATTAATTTCTTATCAGGTACTTTGATGCCAGTAGTAGCTTCAAGGTACTTCATTTTAACTGCGTCTTCTGTTTCTGCAAAGACAGAAACGCTATTAGTATTTAGTCTAAAAATACCCTTCGGATCTGCGGTAAAGATGCTAGGAACTAGACCCATACCCTGCGGTCCTGGTGCAATTGACACGGGTTCTTCAACTGAAATGAATGACTCGTTTGCTTCGATAACTTTAGCTATCAATTCTTCACCGGAGTTAAGCTTCATTGAATAGACTGTGTTTGTTTTGAATACTGACATGTTTTCCTTAAGATGTTAATTTTTGCTTGAGTTCTGTAAACCCACCCACAAGTTCTCCGTCTAGGAAAATTTGCGGAACTGTTCTGGCTGTTGGTACAGCTTCTAATAATTCTTCTTTCGAATACCCGTCTCCGATTTTCCTTTCTTCGATGGTATATCCTTTTTGTTGTAATAATGCCCTTGCTTGGTCGCAATAAGGACAATGATACTTACTCCACATAACTGCTTTCATTTTATTTTCCTCTTAAATATTTGGTAATTCGTCATAGTCTAATGAGTCACTCATTACACCAATAACATAATTTGTTGATTCGTTTTCTTGTAGTGCTGTTTGCTTCTTACTTGTATCACTATGTTTGTTGAACCATGGGATAGGGGTAGTTTTAGGGGCAGGACTTTGATACTTGATACCAATCTCTTTCAATGCACCTGTTGCTGTATAGTCAACAAAGTCATTTAGAATGTTTGCATTCAATCCAATAACAGGACCAAATTTGAACAAATACTTAGCCCAATCTTTTTCTTCACGGATAACATCCATATAGATTTGATAGACTTCTTGTTCGCATTCACCTTTGATTGCTGCGAATCTAGGATCTTCTTTGATTACTTGATTAATCATCCAAGCTGTCCACTCTTTGTGTAGTAGTTCATCTTGTAGTATTAAGCCGATAATGTTGCCATTACCGATAAAGATTTTGTTCTCGACCATTGCCAAACTCGTAGCGAATGATACCATGAATCTAAATGCTTCTAGTGCATAACTTGCATGTAATGCCAACCAAATTGCTTTGATGTGGTCATGTTCACTAACAACTTCACCTAATTCTTTGCGACAGTTAATAACATGTAAGTCATCATAATACTTACCAATACTACTAGCCATGCTGATAATCTCTTGTGTATCGTGGATAGTATTGAATACATCTTTAGGGACGTTATAGATATTGCGAATGATGTGACTGTAACTACGACTATGAATGTTAGTCTCAAAGAAGCTCCAGTTATACATTAATGCTTCTAATTCAGGAATACTACACACTGGTGTAAAGATTTGACTTGGACCACGACCTTGCAAACTATCTAATGCAGTTTGACGCAATAAATTAGAGGTGAATATGTGACGTACAGTGTCGCTAGCATCTTTGAAGTCATTCGCATCTTTGGTTAGAGAAATTTCTTCTGGAACCCAGAAGAAACCACGTGCGGTTTGTTCAATTTTTACTAGCTTGTTGTACTTCACTTCTTCAAAACGTTGAATGGTTACGGGACCTTCCGGGTCCAAAAACATTTTTCTATTCAAGTAATCTGTTTTAGTGTTTAGGTTATATTGTTGTTTTGACATAATTTATAATTTACAGCTTTCGCAGTCTTCTTCCATATCAAAGTCAATAACTTCTAATGGCGCATCATCTGCTACTTCTTTACTACCTTGCTTGTTAATCAAGCTATAGTAGAATGTTTTCAATCCCCACATATGACTTTGCATTAAGTTCTTAGCAATCAATGTTGTAGGAACTTTACGATCTGCAAAGTGAGCAGGGTTATAGAATGTGTTAGTTGATATACTTTGGTCAACATAGGCGGCAATAACTGCGGCTGTCTTTAGATAACCTTCACAATCAGTTTGATCCCACATCATTTGATACTTGTTTTTTAGTTTGTGATACTCAGGAACAACTTGGACAAAACTTCCAGCTTTGCTTTCTTTGACACTAATCAAACTCATTGGCATTTCAATACCATTGGTACTATTAATTACTACACTACTAGATTCTACAGGAGCGATAGCCGTTTGTGTAGCATTACGAACACCATAAGCTCTCATTTCAGCACGTAGTAACTCCCAAGGTAGTTCTGGGGTAAAGTCTGTTAGTTCATTAACACCTTTAGCACGTAGTTCCCAGGGGAAGATACCTTTGCCGTAACGTGTTTGTTCGCTGCCTAAACATGCACCGCGTTCTTTAGCTAGTTCAACACTTGCTTCTGTAAGATAGAATGATAGATGTTCCATCCAACTCTTAACTTCAGCTAATGCATCTTTCTCACCATACTTCAAGCTACGCTTTGCATGCCAATACGCCAAGTTAGTTACACCAATACCCAATGGGCGAATCTCGTCATTACTTAACTTACTTTGAATACTCAAGAAGTCTTGGTAATCAAGTATATTGTTAAGACTGCGGTGTAGAATGCGGCAAGCACGGCGCATGTCTTCTGGATTACGGAATGCTCCCCAGTTGATTGAGCCGAGTGTGCAAAGAGCAATACGGCCATCAGCATCATCAAGACGCTTGAAAGATTTAGTAGGTAATAATATTTCACAACATAGGTTACTCTGGTAAATTGTATGGTATTCGGGGTCGAACGGACCTTGATTCATTACATTGTCAATGAACACAAGATAGATACGTCCTGTATCTGTCCTCTCTTTAAGAATACCACTCTTGAATACATCTTCTGCATTCATAGTTTTAGTACGTAAGTCTTTACGCTTTTCGTATTTTACATACAGTTCTTCAAATAGTGCTGTGTTCTTGTAAAATGCTTCGTATAGGTCGGGTACCTCATTCGGATCAAAGAAGGTGATGTTTTCTTTATTCTTGAATCTGCGCCAAAAGAATGCACTAAGGACAACTCCATAGTCCATGTGTCTAACTCTTGTTTCTTCTGTGCCTTGATTGTTTTTAAGAACAATAAGATCATCAAACTGATGATGCCAAATGGGATAAAATACTGTAGCACTTGCATTACGAATACCTCCTTGACTGCAACTACGTAGGTCGCCAAACCACTTCTTTAAGAACGGAATCATACCTGTGTGCATGATTTCTCCACCACGAATAGGACTACCTAATGGACGTAGTCTGCCAATTTCTAAACCTATGCCAGCACGTTTGCTAGCATACTTTGCCATCATTTCACCGCTTGCGAAAATACTATCCAAATCATCATCTGATCTAATAAGAACGCAAGATGAAAATTGTTTTGTAGGAGTACCAAGCCCTGCAAGAACAGGAGTAGCGAGAGTAAACAAACCATCGGACGCCGCGTTATAATATTCCTTGATGTAGCGCATTCTTGCGCTGTTTGGTTCTTCTTTATGAAAGATAGTTGCTGACGCAACCATGTAACGAATTTGTGGAGTTTCATATGTTTGTTTTGTGCTGCGGTTCTTAACCAAGTATTTTTCAATCAATTGTTCAATGGCGGCATAACTATAACTTTCATCCTTAGAATGATCTAAGAAGCTATCCATCTTGTCCCAATCTTCTTCTGTATACCATTCTAGTAATTCACTAGTATATAATCCTGTTTCAACATTTTTCTTAACAATATCATAAAGGCGGGGAGGTGTATATGAACCATATACATCTTTGCGTAGCATACTTACACGTTGCTTACCTGCTACATATTGATAATTAGTGTGTCCAACGTCTGGATTATTCTCTACATCAATCAAGTCTACAATAGCACGTAATGTAATCTCATCAATTTGTTTAGTGGTAATACCATCATAAAAGTGTAATTGTGATTTAATCTCTACCATTGATGGGCTAACATCTGCTATCCCTGTACATATTTTTGCTACTTGTGCTTGCCATTTTTCTAATGTGAGAGGTTCTTTGGCTCCGGATCGTTTAATTACGTTTATAATCATGTTTTACCTATTTTATTCTTTTTGTTAGTTCTTCTATATCTAGCTTATTTGTGATCTTAAATTCTGTTAGAGTATTACTTATGACCGTGTTAGGATGATAATTCAGTATATATTTTGCGCTATCAACTAGGACTAGCACAACGTCTTCATTCATATCATCTTTGGCCAATGCTAGTTCTATATTAGATACTCCACTAAGATATAGAGTATAACACATTCCCAAGCCCCTTGCAAGCATACAATAGTTGTTTTCTACCAAAAGCTCCCATGGACCGGGCCAGGTAGATAGTTCAGCTTGATGTAGATAGTGGGAAACTAACGGAGCCTTTTGCCACCAATTATCCACTTCAATGCATTGTTCAGGTAATGTTAAATTTTTTAATTGACTGCGCAAGCTGTACCAACTTTGTAGTCTAGTGTCATAAGTTGATTGAAATATATTCATTAGACAACTACTTATCTAATTTCAAAAGCTCCAGTGTTTTATTCGTCTTTGTCATGTCTGCACAGGTGTATTTTTGATAGCTAGACTTGAGTATTTCTGGAATTGGAATCTCAACTAACGGTACATTAAACGTCTTTGCTATATCTAAAAAGCTTGTTGCTTTCCCTGTACCGATGTTCCATATACCCGATTCTTTTACGAGTAAAAATTGTAAATGTGTGTTGATAACTTGCTCTACGGGTACAAAATCTCTTAGATATTTGTCACTATTCTCAAAGATTCTTATTTTCCCGTTGTTCTTTGCTTGTTGATAGAATTGACTATAGGGACTAGCTTGATTACCTTTGTGTTCTTCACCTGCCCCGTTGGTTGAACACACATTAAAATAACGAAATCCTTGAACATTAATATTGCCTGGATTGTTCTTAACATAGCGTTCAAATAAGTATTTGCTCCATG